CGCACACAAAGAAACAATCGCGGGGTTAGTTACAAACATTTTGCCAAACCCAATAACGGGGACTGTTTACATTTTATCGGGTTGCGTAAATTCAGGAACGGGAAGCGTTTATAATATTTCGGCGGGGGTTATTTACTACAATGGCGAAATTTTTAATTTTGACGGAATAAGTTTTACGTTAACAGGTTTGGAAAAAGCTTACGCGAGAATACAAACGACGCAATACATAACAAACGCCGACCCCGTACAATTTACGGACGGGGTTAATAGAAACGTTCACAATATTAGAAAATTTGTCGTTGAAAACACAATCACATCGTCGGGGTTACCTGAATTTAAGGACTTTGTAACCGTTCCGAGTAGTTGGTTAAGTGGAGACGTTAAAGAAATTGTTTGCAACGAAGCATATAGGATTAAATATTTTGACTCGACAGGACTTGGACGTTTAGAGCGCACAGGGTGGGCAATAATGAACGGACAAAACGGAACGCCAAGCGACGCGGGTAAAGTTACAATAGCTTACGGCGGTGGCTATGAACTTCAACAAACGGGCGGGGTTGAAGAAGTAACCCTAACACAAAACCAAATACCGTCACATACGCATCAATTTCAATCGGATAACGCGGATTTATCCGACGGATTGCAATTTGGGTCAAATGCAGGATTTCAAACAGGGGTTGTGCAACAAACAACAGGGGCAACAGGTGGCGGACAAGCGCACACCAACATGCAACCGTTTGTCGTTCGTTTAAGAATAGTGAAATTGTATTAAAATTGAGCATTTCAAAACAAAGACGCGTCACGGCGTACCCAAGCCCTTTAAACTTTAAAAAATTAAAGGAAACAACGGACGCCCGAAAAGTAAGTAAAAGCAAAGTTATAAACGAAGCGTTGACCGTTTATTTTAAAGATAAAAAAACAATTTAATTAATAATTTTATTGTTTTTATTAAAAAAAAGTATTACACAATTTAGAATTTATCTAAATTAAAACAAAAATTTTATACATTTGTATTATGATTTATTGCATAGACGAAAATATCGACGAACCAATTATGTTAATCAATACCCACATCGGCTATGACGACGACGAGGGAATGGGAATTGACGGCGCATTGTTTCAAAAAGAATTGTTATATTTAGACACGTTGGGAAAAAAACGTATACAAATATGGATTAATTCAATTGGCGGGGTTGTTATGGACGGTTATTCGATAGCATCGGCAATAATTAAAACCAAAACACCCGTCGACACGTTTAACGTTGGTATTTGCGCGAGCATTGCAGGCGTTATTTTCATGTGCGGACGAAATCGCGTTGCAATGGATTACAGTTTGTTAATGATACACAAACCAAGCGGGGGAAATGACGAAAAGGTTTTGGAATTAATGCAAGAAAGTTTAGTCACAATGTTAACAGCAAAAAGCGGGTTAACAATGGAGCAGGTTTCGGCATTAATGGACGCGACAAGTTGGATTAACGCGACCGAATGTTTAAAAATGGGGTTTGCTACCGAAATTGAAAAAACGTCGCAAAACGACGACACAATAACGTCGACATATTACGCCGACATATTCACGCAAGCGAATAAGATTACAAACAAAATTTTAAAACCAATAATTAACAAAAAAAAGAGTATGTTAAAAGTAACAAACAAACTTGGACTTAATGACGACGCAAACGAAGACAGCATTTTAAATGCAATCGAAAAAATCGTTAACAGTTCAATGACAGAAGCCGAAGCAATGAAAAAAACAATTTCCGAAATGGAAACGGAATTGACTTCGTTAAAAGAAAAGTACGACGCAATGATTATCGAAGTACAAACCGAAAAAGAAGCGTCAGAAGAAAAAGAAGCAATGGACATGATTTCCAATTTTGCAAAATTGGGACGCATTAAAAACGACGACGAAACCGTTAAAGTATGGGTTAACCTTGCAAAAGCGGATTTCGAAGGAACAAAAGCAATAATCGAAAATTTGCCTTTGAACGTAGTTGCAAACAAAATCGAAACCGTAGTAAACAAAGAAGAAACCATTTTTAAAAATGGCGAAGACTTTTTAAACTTTGAATTAAAACAAATTAACAACAAAAACAAAAAATAAACAATATGTCATTAAGTACAACATCGAATTTTACCCAATTTGAAAAAGGGTTTTTCATTACAGAAGCCGTTATCGGTTTAGACACAATTAACAAAGGTTTGGCATACGTTGCCCAAGGGGTTAAAAATGACCAATACTCATTCCCTGTATTAACTGCAAACGTAGTTTTAAATCCGCGTACAAGTTTACCCGTTGACAATAACACGACCGTTTTGTCAAACAGAACTATAACGTTAGGAGCGTTTGAAGCATTCGAAATATTTGACCCGTCAATTTTCGAAAATCATTGGCACGTTTCAGAACTTGCCGACAAAATGTTGTCACGTTCATTACCTGCAACTTTTGTGAATTATTTAGGCGGTTTTTATACCGAAAAAACTTTCGCACCTGTTGAAAGAATGATACACGAAGGTTCAACGTCTTACACAACGTCAGCGAGTACAACAGCATCGGCAAATTATTCAATCAAACATTTTGACGGTTTAATCAAACAAGCCTTAAACGCTACTACTCCCGCTTTACAAGTTGGAACTCCTGTTGCATTGACAAGCGCAAACATCATTTCGAAAATGGAAGCGGCTAAAGCATTAATGCCAAAAGCATTATTGGCAAGCGCAGACCGTTACAAAAAATTGAAATTTATTGTTTCAGTTGAAGACGCGCAAAAATACGAAGAAGCGTTGACCTCAACGTCATTCAAAAACAACGATACAACCGAAGCAGGTATAAACAAATACAAAGGTTTTACAGTTGAAGTAACTTCGGGTTTACCTGAAAATACTTTTTACTTTTGTGAAGCAACTTCGCAAGTGACGTCAAACATTCAATTGGCAGTCGCTTCGTTGGATAACCTTTCGTTTATCGTTGACAAATACGTTTCTTACGCACAACTTTGGTTTTACAAAGCCGTTGCAAAAATGGGCGTTGGTATTGCAAAACCAAGCGAGTTTGTAATTTACACAACTAAAACGCTTGCGAGTTTCAACGCATAATTTGAATAAAAACTTTTAAGATAACCGCCTTTTAAATAGGCGGTTTTTCTTAATTATTTCACAAACATAAACCAACAAAAAAAATGGCTTTAAATAACATTAGTTTTGTAAAAGGTAAAGGCGGACTCGGGCGACCATTGGCGGGCAAAGACTACATTAGTGGGCTTTTGTTTTATACCAATACTTTGCCGAGCGGTTTTACTTCAACAGACAGGATAAAACAAATATTTTCAGTTGCCGACGCCGTAGCATTAGGAATTGGAAAAGATTATGCAGACGAAACGCAAGCGACGGGAGTTTATACAATTTCAAACGCGGGAGCGACAGGCGACAGTATTACAGTAAATTACACAGAACCAACAAAAACGGTTGTTTTAGGTTCTTACGTAAAATTAGCAAGCGACACGACGCCGTTATTAGTTGCAACGGGAATCGTTAACGCAATAAATGCGGGTTCTTTTGTTCACGGTTATATTGCAACGATTGGACTTGCGGGAGCGTTTACTTTAAAAGTAAAAAAAGGACTTGGAATTTATGCAAATACCTCAGGACTTTTAACGACTACAATTACGGGAACAATTGCGGGAAGCGTTACGACTCCATTTTCGGGCGGGGTTGCATCATTGCAAGCCACATGGTATTACCATATATCGGAATTTTTCAGGATTTCGCCAAAGGGGTTTTTATGGTTAAACTTTCAAGCCGTACCCGCTTCGTACACTTATACGGAAATTCAAACAATGCAGGAATTTGCTAACGGAGCAATGCGTCAACTTGGTGTCTTTGTAGATAGCAAAGCGTTAGCGGTTAGCGACACAACAGCAATTCAAGGAGTTTGCAATTTATTAGACACAAATAAAATGCCTTTATCGGTAATTTATGCGGGAGACATTAAAGCAGTTGCAAGCGTTTCAACGTTAACAGATTTGGCAACGTTCTCAAATAACAAAGTTTCGGTTGTTATCGGTCAAGACGGAGCAGGAACAGGAAACGACATTTTTTACGCGACGGGCAAATCAGTTACAACTTTGGGCGCAACGCTTGGGGCGGTTTCATTGTCAGCGGTAAGCGATAACATCGGTTGGGTTGCAAAATTCGACATGACAAACGGCATCGAATTAGATACTATCGCGTTTGCTAACGGGGTTAAATTTACGGACGCATCGGTAACAACTAATTTATTAGACGCAATCGATTTGAAACGTTACGTATTTTTAAGAAAATTCCCGAACAAATCGGGTTCTTTTCACAATGATAGCCACACGGTTATAACACCGTCAAGCGATTACGCATTTATCGAAAATAACCGAGTAATTGACAAAGCAATTAGGGGAGTTGACGAAGCGTTAACACCGTCTTTAAATAGCCCATTGTTATTAAATGCAAACGGAACGTTGGCAAATAGTACGGTTGCGTTTTTAACGGGACAGGCGACAGTAATAACCGACGAAATGGTAAGAAATGGCGAAGCGTCAGCAATTGGCGTGACAATTGACCCAAACCAAAACGTTGCGAGTAGTTCAAAAGTAATTGTCGCAATAGACATTGTTCCGATAGGAGTTGCGCGCAATATAGTTGTTAACATCGGATTTAAAACATCAATATAATCATGGCGACACCATTAATAAACGGCATCAATTACAGTTGGGCAAATGTTAAGGTTATTTTGTTCGGCGTTCCTGTTGTGGGAATTACAAAAATCGAATATAAAACCAAACAGAAAAAAGAGAACCAATACGGCGCAGGTTACGAACCAATTTCGCGCGGTTATGGAAATAAGGAATACGAAGGTAGTATCGAAATTTATTC